AAAAGTAGTTAGAAAATACGATAGGAGGTGATACAATGCCAGAAGAAGTGCCAATGAAGTTGACAAACGAGTCCGGTGAGTGGCTCTATGTTGAATATACCGCTGAGGAGATCGCTCAAATGGATCTGGAAATGGCGGCTGCCGATCTGGACTTTGATGGGATCAGAGCAGAACGAAATGCTAAGCTTTCTAGTTCTGACTGGACAGACTTGCCTAACTCTGCGATTACTGCTGAGAAGGCAGCTGAGTGGCAGGCCCATCGTCAGGAATTACGAGACTATCCGACCCAATCGGACAAAGTTTCGACAATGCCTGATTGGCCAACACCACCTGAGTAGTTAGTTGTAAAACATTAAGTCTGATATACTGGAGGTATCATGGCAGTACAAATTCAAATGCGGAGAGATACCGCATCAAACTGGACATCTAATAACCCTACCCTGGCCGCTGGCGAGTGGGGGTTAGAAACAGATACGGGTAAGTTTAAAATTGGGGATGGGTCCACTGCTTGGACTGCTCCATTAGCCTATTCGTCTTTGCCAAGTAACGTGCTGCCACTTGCTGGTGGGGCTATGACTGGCGCCATAACAACTAATAGCACCTTTGATGGTGTAGATATAGCCACAAGGGATGGTGTATTGACATCTACGACTACTACGGCTGGCGCTGCTTTGCCTAAAGCTGGCGGTGCTATGACGGGTGCTATTACAACTAACAGTACTTTTGATGGTGTTGATATTGCTACAAGAGATGCAATTCTAACTTCTACGACTACTACGGCTGGGGCAGCTTTGCCTAAAGCTGGTGGTACTCTTTCGGGGGCGATTGTCGGGGCAGATCAGATCATCAGCGCCCCAGTCCTCAAGGACATTGGGGAAACCTGTGTTGCCAACGCCACATCAGGAGCGACAGACACGATTGATTTGACTGACGGCAACGTCCACAACGTGACCCTGACAGCGAACTGCACGTTCACGTTCTCAAACCCACCCGCCTCTGGGACCTCGGGTTCGTTCACCCTGTTCCTCAATCAGGACGGGACTGGTTCACGCACGGCCACTTGGCCTGCTGGTAACGGGACATCTACGCCAAAGGTGATCTGGGCTGGAGGAACTGCTCCTACTCTTACAACTACTGCTAGTCGTACAGACATCCTCGTCTTCACGACCATCGACGGGGGAATGAAGTGGTACGGAGCAGTTAGCGGACAGGACTTCTCCTAATGCCTGTAGGTTCCGCCAAGTTCGGGTTGATGGCAGCCGCTGGTGCTGGTGCTGCTGGCATGACGGCGTTTGGTGGGATCATCACGCAGTATGAGGATTCTGGTACGACATACAGGGTTCATACGTTCCGTGGTTCAGGCAAGTTTCTGGTGTCTGCTAACCCCACCGAAACGACTGTGGATTGGCTGGTTGTCGCTGGTGGCGGCAACGCTAAGGGCAACTATTATGGCTCATCCGGGGGTGGCGGTGCTGGCGGTATGAGAACGGGAACAGGAGTTGCTGTAAGTGAGGGTAGTTACACGATTGTCGTCGGGAAAGGCGGAGACTCGGGGGTAAACAACTACAACGGTCATGTGGGTAGTGACAGTTCTGCTTTCGGGTTTACCTCAGATGGTGGCGGTGACGGTGCGATTTCCAATAATGCTGGTGTCGCTGGTGGTTCTGGTGGTGGTGGTGGTTCTGGTTACACGACTGCTGCTGGCGACCCAGTGGGTCGGCTTGGAGGCGCAGGCAACGTCAGTGGTGTATCCCCGGCGGAAGGCACCGCTGGTGGTACAGGCCACCTCGGGTCAGCGTCCACCTACACGACGGTCGGTGCAGGCGGTGGTGGTGGTGGCCGTGGATCAGCAGGAGCAAATGCAGCAGCAAACACAGGCGGCGCTGGCGGTGCGGGGTTAGCCGGGTACAGTTGGACTAGCGCCACAACGCTTTACGCTGGTGGTGGCGGTGGAGCCGCACATCAGACGGGTGATACGCATGGTGCTGGTGGGACTGGTGGCGGTGGTAACGCCAGCAACGATCTAGCGGGTCGTGTCGGGGCACCAAACTCGGGTGCTGGCGGCGGGGGACAAGGTGGAACGACAACGTGGCGTAGGGGCGGCGGTGGCGGTGCAGGCATTGTCGTTATCCGATACGCGGTGGCTGCCTAATGGCTGACCCCAGTTACATCGTAGATGGAGTTTTGACGGATTCGGAGGCATGGGTCGGCCTTTCCACGATTGACGTGACTGGTACGTCAACGACAATAATCGCCTTTGAGTCCACCAACGACGGTCAGGTCGGAGACTGGTCGCAATACATGGACCTGTTCATAGTTGGTTACGCCTCTTGTATCTATGCGGCTGATTCAACCTTGTGGATGCGGCTAGAACTCAATGACGATGCGACGGGCACAAACTATCTAGCGCAAAAACTCACTGGTGAAGGCACCGGCACCGCTGCATCGCAGACAGACGCTAACTCAGTGGGGTACCTGCCGACAAACAATGGTACTGCGGCCAACGTGTTCGGGGCGTACACGGCGCAGTTCTTCGACATCAACAGCGGCAAGTTCAAGTCATCCGCATGGACCACAGCGATGGATGGCAACGGTTCATATGCCCGCATAGACCTGCGAGGCTGTATTTGGAGGTCGCAGGCAGCGATCACCAAGATAGAAATCTACGAACCGAACGGGTTTTCTTTCGTAGCAGGTTCCAAGTTCTCCCTGTTCGGCATCTTGCCAAGGATGGTTACCTGATGGCCATGATCGAAGCAATCGGTACAATGTATCTACATGATGACACGACATTGGCGACGTTTTCGTCTATCCCGGCGACCTATGAGCATCTTCAACTGCGAATGTCGGTCAGGTCCACGAAGGTGTCCACGCATGGTTACGAGAACGGTCGCCTCGTTATCAACGGCGATGGCGATGCCACAGCCAACAACTATTCGTGGCACGCAATGACCGCTGGGGGTACCTCTGTCGGGACTTCTATTGTAGCGGCTGCCGACCGGACCTATTCGATGTGGTTGACGAACACAGCCACTCAAGATTACGGCTTCATAGTGGTTGACATCTACGATTATGCGAACACCAATAAGAACACTTCGTTCACTTGGACTAGCACCAATAACGTCGGACAAGGGAACAGCGGGGGTGATTCCGGTCAGCCACAGATGATGTGGGGGGGCGGCATGTGGAACTCTACGGCAGCGGTCAACAGCGTTGGATACGGTCCTTACAGCACCCACGATTTAGAACGAGGCTCATCGCTTTCTCTCTATGGGGTGAACTCGTCCTGATGCCTGCATTCACTGTTATCGACCACACCGAACTATCCAGCACGACCACTTCGTGGGCCGAGTCGTCCATCTCGTCGTCCTACGATCACCTGCTGTTGGAGGCTTCTATCAGGGGCACACAGGCGGCGTACTTCAACAACCTGTGGATCAGGGTCGGTAACGGCTCGTTGGACACGGGGTCGAACTATTCATCCACATGGCTACATGCGTCCGCTACCACTCCCGTGTCGGGTTATACGGACAGCCAGACCAAATGGGCGTACCAGTACATCAGTTCGGCGTCCACAACGGCTAATGCGTTCGGAACATTGAAGATTTGGATTCCGAACTATGCGAACACCACGGGCTACAAGCAGGCTTTCATTCAGACGGCGACGGCGAATGCCTCCACAACGAATAGTCAGTGGTATCTGGCGTCGGTCGCTGGGTTGTGGAACAGCACGTCAGCGATCACCGACATTGAAGTATCGGAACCCAACGCTGGGATGGCCCAGTATTCATCGTTCACCCTCTACGGAATAACAGGAGCATAGATATGCCAAGACAGAAGGTTGTCAATGACAATTGTGGTATAATGAACTTAGGTATAATGAACTTTAAGGAGACTAGGTAATGCCAAGACAGAAAGTTGTAAACGGAATTTATTATGATTTAACGGAGGCCGAAGAGGCAGAACTGACGGCACGGGCTGAGGCCGCCGATCTGGACCTGAACATGGTTAGGGGTCAGCGTGACGGGATGCTGGCAGCAGCAGACTGGACACAGTTGGGTGACGCCTCCTTGGGCGACCATACCGCTGAGGAATGGCGCACTTACAGGACCGCTTTGAAGGCCATCCCCCAGACGTACAGCCGTGTGTCTGATGTTGTGTGGCCTGAAGATCCGCCCACGGCTAAGATTACTCGTAAGGTTGTGGCTGGGAATGCTGCTTCTACGATTGTGATTGATGATGGTGGGACGCCAGCCGAAGCCCAGGCCGCTTATGACACGGCTTACGCCGACGCTGAATAATAATAAATATTATTCGATTTAGTATGGAATAGATGCTATCATAGCCATAGGAGGGATGTTCTATGGTTGAGGAAGATTCAATAAACATCTCTAAGTCTGAAATAATTGCTGCCATATCTGAAAGCGGTAGCATTAAGGAAAAGACTTCTATTGATATTCAACATGCTACGGGCATGTTTGACAAGGCCAAGGATAACATTGCTTGGCTTCTTGGACTACCGGCAACTGTAGGTGGTGCTTTCGGTTTCTTGGTGGATTCCGGTAATGAGCAGGCTGAGTTGTCGTATCAGGTGGCTCAATTAGAAGACGCAGTTGCGGAATTGAAAGCTGAAAATGATTTACTCGGCGGGGGAATTAAGAATTTCAGCATAGATTTATCTAACGCACCTGGTGGCTCATTGACCCCTATTTTGATCGGTATTGTAATAATTATTCTTGTTGGAGCTCTGTTCTGGTATCAGAATAGACGAAGAAAGAGAGGATGAGAAAACCCTCAGCGATATTCGTCGCTGGGGCACTCTTCCTCGCCAGTTGCTCGAGCGGTTATAAAGAGTCTAAGATTGAAACAGGAACTTTGTTTCCGTCAACTACTACTGAAGTATCTTCAGCAACTACGTCAACAATTGCGCCGATAGTATTGGAGAGCGTTCCTCTTGTTGACTACGCTATCCCTGAATATACTGCAGAGAATGACACATTTTCTTTTGAGAACTTCGGTGGTGGAGAAGCCCCAGCCGATTTAACTGTGAATATGGCTCGTCGTTTGTATGGCGATAACCAGGTATGTTCTGATGTTACAGATAACAAGTGTACGCCGTATCCTGTAATTTTGCAGTTGATGTCTCAGGCCAACAAGTCAATGCGTGGTGGCCTATGTGAAGGTCTAGCAGTATTGAGTATGCGTCTTTCTG